CGAACTTTTGTTACGCTTGAGATTAGCAAATGAACTCATATTATTTCCTTTTCGTATAAACGGAGTATGTTAAGTATAAACGGATTATCCACAGATTACATTATATAAATGTATTTAGTGTTTCTAAAGCATGGACTTTAATTTTGCAATTGTTTCGTCCGCATCCGTATGAAGGATGCCGATGCCGCCGGCTTTAACGTAGGCATCTATCACATAGTCGGTATCGTCAACCAAAACAGCATCAGGTGTAGCAAGCGCAGCCTTTTTGCCACTACCTGGTACAATGTTTGCTTTGAATGTAATACCGTTATCACATAACCACTTAATTTTCTGAGCGGTTACTTCACTATGAAATTTCTCACCTCCTGACGAGGAAAGAATTTCAACTTTTATTTCATGGTTGTCTTGTAAGTCTTTAACAAATGCCAAGAGTTTATCACAACCAGGAAACTTTTCAAGCGTTTCAAAGTTTTTACCTTGAATGAACGATGGCCAATTTTTATTAAAATCTTTTTGGCTTCTTTCTCCCATGGAAACAAACAGTTCTTTGTAGCGCTTCTCAAAGAAGCAAAGAACACCATCCATATCAAGATACAACGTTTTCATTTTCATTCAACACCTTTTTCAAAATCAACTTGTATTTTACTACATCTTTAGGTAAAAATGCGGCATACTTGGTCACTTTTCTGGAGTACTGAGGCCATCGGACAGTATCGGCAATCTTACGATTCCAAAGAGGCAAGAACCCTAGAATGTTATTAAGAACACACAAGGTTTCAATCTCTGTAACCTTCTGTAGAGTCATCTTCAACAGTCTAGGATAGTCTCCATCGTCACTTTGCAAGACCTCATTAGGGTTAGAGACACCATCAAATATCTTGCGACAATCGTTTTCAAAAATGTAAGACATACTTTGTAAAACTCTTTGACGTTGCCTGTATATGGTTTCAGATTCTTCAGTTAACAAGTCACCAACCCAAATTGTATCATTATGAATAAAATTAGCCACAAGAAACATAACCAATTCATCTTGACTTGTTAACCTGCGAGATAATTTGTGAAAGTGGTATTTGTCTTTACGATTATCAAACGCATCAATGGAGATTTTACTCTTACCGCCATACTTCATAAAGTCGTATGAATCGGTAGTAAAATGCAATTTGATTGCTTGATACATGCCAAATGCTTCGTAACCTGTAATGCTCATATTGGTAACTTCGAACTTTTCTCTTTCAACATATTATTTTCCATAGCTTGTCCTTCAATCTTACTTTTCAGATTGTGGTTAATTAAGGACGCTGCTACTTCAATCTCTAAGCCTGTGGTTTTACAATACTCAATGATAGCTTCAAGATATGTGTAAGTTGTGTTAGCTACCATAGAATCGATAGCAAACGCAAACTTTTTCATCTCATCTTTAGTTGGCATTATAGTTTTCCTGCCATTGTATATACAGCAGGTCGTTTAGGGCATTTTTGGTCAAAACAAGCATTATGGCCTAGTTGCTCATCGGTTAATCCACAAATATAACATTTGCTAGGTCCAGCACCAGTAATTGTTATAGTGTTTACTGTGCCATCTTGGTCCTTGAAAGAATAGGATTTTTGATTTGAATCACTTTCACATTCATCAGATTCTTCATCATTTGTATAGTCTTCAAATTCTTCAATGGCCAAAGTTCCGTTGTAAACGAATCCTGTGCCACGTAGGAACATGTCCATTTGCATTATCACATCAGGAAGAAAGTCACGTTCAAACTCTACCGTTGTGCGGCTAGAATCATCATGTTCTGAGATAAGAGTAAATTTAGGCATTATTTCACCACCGTTTCATAAAGAGTTTCAAATTGGTCATGTGTTGCTACTTCTTCATCATAATTTTGTTTATGATACACTTTAACCATACGAGCAACTAATCGTTTTGGTAATTGTAGAACTTTACTGATTTCCGTAATTGATTCACGGATATAATCTTTCTCGGCTTCAGCACGAGTCATAGAATCGGAACATTCATGAATTACTTTTAAAAGTTTTTCACGGTCCGCCGGATTTGATAATGTATTAACTGCGATTTGTTGGACTGACATAATATAATTCCTTTAATTACTTTTTAGTGTTCGTAAAGGCTGATGGGTTGTGAGAAGCTGCATAAGCAACACAAACTGTATCACCACCATTTACATATGAACAACGTACAGATAGTGGATCCACACCTTTAGCAATAGCAGATTCAATGTTACTTGCCATCAAAGTTCGGTCTTGAATGTTGTAGTAGCCAATACTTCCAATAGCAGTAATTAGTACAAGACTTACTGAAATGATTGCTGTAATTACGTTAACATCTGTTGATTTGGTTTCATTCATAGTTTGATTTCCTTTGTCATAGTTTTTAAATCTGACTCTCTCTTATAAAAGATATGAGCGCCAATCTGTGTTGTCTTCGGCAATTTCCAACCTGGATTTACATAATCAGCGTGATAATAAGTCGCACCTTTTGTAATGTCTGATAGGTTGGCATAGTTAAAAACAACGTTCATTGCTATCTTACGAACCTCATTATACAATGGAGTGTTCTTAATTGTCAAGCGTTTATCGGTAAAGTTTGACATACAAACCCAAGAAAACTGGCATGTGCCTTGTGTTTTCTGATTAACTACACCACAAATATCATTAGCGTAGTTGCCTGAAGATAATCTGTTTAGTGTAACTAAGGCCACAGCTATTTGGCCATTTTTAGATTCATGTCCTGCTTCAAAGTAAATATTTTCGGCCAAACATTCAACTTGTTTCTGCATTGGTTTTGTCAATGAGTAAAATTGAATATTACTTGGCAAGAAATATTTAATCTGGTTTGCCTCTACAACTGCGATAGTCATCATTGCTAAACAAAGAATGATGCTGATTGATACGAAATATTTTCGCATATTTTCTCCTTTTTGTTAAGGGAGGTCGCAGAGCAACCTCCCGATCCATCAGGCAGACTTTTTGCTATTAGTCTTTGGTTGCTCGGTAGAAATGTTAGACACAAAATCATTCAAGGTTTTGGCCTTGATGATAATCTCATTTTCCGATGGATATGCCGGATACTCCGGATGTAGTGGCGGTGTTTCGCCTTTGATGCGGGCCTGTTCGCAAGCGACAGCCCAACTGTTTGATATAATCTCTCTGCGGCCGTAATAATCGTCATTGAGCATATCTTTCGCCATTTTTAAAAGTTCTAGGCGAATTTCGAACGGTGTCATGTTAGACATATAAATCTCCTGTGTGTGTTGTGTAAAATGTCAGCGCTTTGTGTGTTGCTGACTTTCTATTTATAATCACCAATGTCTGATAAAAGGCAATAGTAAATTTAATCCCAAAGTGCTTGATAATATTTACCAAAAAGTCTAAAACCGTTTTTGATGCGGTCTTCAACAACTTTCATACCTTCATAATCACATTCATAGGTATTTTTGGGACCATCAACCATTTTAAACATTTTTGCTTTGCCGTTTTCGTCCCATTCGCAAGCTTCACTTTTCCAATCTATTTCACCTGAACGATATGCTTCTTCCCACTCTTTATTAATATGGTGTTCAAATGCAAAAATCATTTCATTCATTACCCAATCCCAACGTTTGAAATGATTTGCATCAGTATCATATTCATTTTCTTTTGGAGGTGCTGAAGTAGATTTCAATTCTTCTGGTACATCCTCATCATCAACGAAAGGTGCGCCGTGTTTACTTGCTTGTAATTGCTTGAGCATTGGCAAAGCAATTTGGCCAAGAGTGTGATCCATAGACCAAGTATCCCATCGGTCAATCTTCACATAGTCGATTTTAGGATGAATTATATCCATAACTTTTTGGCCAAACTCACAAATGGGTTGTAATCGATTAACCCATTTTTCATACGGTGCATCAGGTTTATCTTCAAGGTTATAAAAGATGCTATCATCTTTCTCCCAAAAACACACAAACTTTAAGATGTGGTAAGGTGAAAGCCAGTGATGGCGGTAATTACTGATGTAAACTTTCATTATAACTCCATAAAATTAGTGGATGGTTATTCTGTTACGAGGAAACCATCCGAAACCCTAAGCGGCGTTTAGGCTGCTAATGCGAACTGTGAGTCGTTTGCGTTTACTTTTTTTGCTTCTGCGGCCGAGTTCCCCCAACCCTACGGGTTTCACATTCCCGTGCTGTCCACTAATTTACTTGTTGCCCTGTCGAATCTAGGTCAGGCCCATCATAAAAACACAATATGCTCTTATGGTGGACCTGGGGGGATTCGCACCCCCGTCCAGAACACTTTTCTCTTTGCTTCATACAGCAATATCAAATATTATACTTGATTTTGTGAGATATGTCAAGCTTTATTCCAATATTTGCCGATATACTCATTCAATGGTTCTATATATGCGGTTTTTGATTTTGTAAATATTTGTGGCAAACCATCTTCAACAGCAATAGCAACCACAATTTGGTCAATCGGCATTCCCGTCACTTCTTCAAACATCTCGGCATAAGCACTACATTGCATAAAGTAATTTAAAATACCTTCTTCGCTTTTCTCCCGTGAAGCAGATTTATAATCAATGATGGACAATTTACCATCCCACTCTGCAATACAATCACAACGACCTGCAAGACGGAGTTTATGAGAATAAAGAGCTTGTTCTAGACCATAAACTTTACCAACATTTTCATCAATGTATGGTCGAAGCTGCATAAACAACTCTTTGGTATCAGGCATCATAGTCTGCATTTTCATACCAGACAATTCACCCATCAAATAGTTTTCACAAACTGTATGTAACTTGGTACCTCTGCGAGAAGCCTTGGCTGCAATACGATTTGCTTCTTCTTCGCCAACACGTTTACGCCATTCAAACAAAGCCTTCTTATTAAAGGAAGACAAAACAGTAGTTATAGAAGGATACTTTTCACCGGTTGGTGTTGCATATACTCTACCCGATGCGGAAGTCTCGGCATTCAAATCGAACGCCAGAGATTCCAATTTCACAAATTCAAAATTACGCAATGTTATCCTCATACTGTAGTTTAGCTAAAATGTAGTCCTTCACGAGAGAAGAACGCACAATATCATCAGGTGTAAATTCAACTCTTGTAAAAGCACCCATGTGGTGTGCAATGTCAAAGAATTTCAAAATACCACTCATGTCATTTTTCTTTTTATTCAAATCGGTCTGGCGATAGTCACCACACCAAATAATCTTTGAACGGTAACCAACACGAGTCATAACTGTATCGATTTCTTCAAAGGTTAAGTTTTGCATTTCGTCCACAATAATGATAGCATCATCAAAACTCATACCACGAATGAACGATGTTGAAATGAATTCAATGTGATGTTGTTCACTTAGGCGCTGGTACGCATCACGGCGTCCAAATAATGTATCACAGATTTGAACATAAGGTTGTTGATAAATCTCCATTTTTTCATCAACGTCACCAGGCAAATGGCCCATTTCACGAGATTGGACAGCTGAACGAACGATAATTATTTTATTAAACGGATTATTTTTATCTAAAACTTCTTCAAGCGCTTTATATAATGCACAGAAAGTTTTACCTGTACCTGCAACACCATGAAGAGCTACAAAATAATCTCCACGTTTATAAGCATCAAAGAATATTTTTTGATTATCTGTTAAAGGCTGAAATGTCTTTAAATCATCAATGCGAATTTTTAACCTCTGTGAGGCCTGTACATTGATTGTGGCGGCATCCTCGGCATTACCTGTTAGGATTTTCTTTTTACTTATTGCCATTTTTTCTCCGTTTTTGGAAGATAAAGAGGGACGCCCACTTTTGCGGGAGTCCCTCGGGTTAGTGAAACATGTTCCCATTACGAATTAAATTTTTACGCCAGTAATTTTCTGGACGTGTTTCTTCACAATTTGTTCGTTTTTTACTTGTTTGATAGATTTCTTTCCATGTTTATCTGCTACGTGACTTGTAGGATGCGCTTCGGCTACTTTTGATAGAACCTCCTTGAAACCATCTGGTACTCTATTTTGAGTTGATGTTGATACACCTGAAACGATGTTTGGTGCAGTCAATACTGGTGAAAAATTGGGATTTGTTTTTAGATAATCATCTCTTTCTGAGATTTTCATAAACGAATCGAATACTTCACCTGTTTCATTATTTAAAAAACTATAAGTTGGCATTATGTGATTTTATTCCTTGTTCAAACCAAGAAGGCACTGGTCGTTTAGACCACTTAGCAAAATGAGCCTTATTCTGTATATAGTAATTTTGGTAAGACTTCAATACATCATTAGGAATTTTCACATCATCTGGCATAGCCGGAGTTGGAGGTGTGAACCCGCCTTGACGGATATTGTTTGGCAAGGCTTTAAGGGTGCCTCGCAGGCGAGCGCAAGCGTGCATTTTACCATAACGATAGGTGTATTCATCAAGTAGATATGTCCACATATTATATAACCATTTGTAATTGGTATCTGTAGTACGACACCAGACTCCTGAAGGATGATTAATGTGTGATGCCTTCATCAATTGATTTTCAAGGTCATCATTCATTCGCCAACGTTTGATACGCCGACCATTAGCAGTCAGGTCGATATATTCTTCACCATCAAGAAAGCGGTGAGCTGTTGACATGAGTTGAGCATACTCAATAATCATTTTGACCACATGTTTGTCTAGGTGCATTTCTGCACACGTTTTAGGGTCATTATCTAGATAAAAGATATTCACTTATTTCTAATCCAAGAATCAATAACATCACTTAGTGGTTTGGTATCATACACAGGTTCTTGTGGTTCTTCAAAAGACCAATCGGTTAAATCATCATCAACCACATCATCACGAACAGTATCCCACAGATTTTGGAATTCTTCTGCTAGATTTTCATTGATACTGTCTGCCAATTCTTTTGCTTGCCAAATACAATTTTCAACGTCTTCTTGGTTACTTGTTTCATAAGCATTAGTAAGTACGGTCAAAAGAGACCGCAAATAACCAAGGCGGATAATTTCACTTTCAACAGCGGTCAAATTATTAAAATACTTCATTCGATTTCCTCTTTATTAAAGATGTTAGACCACGTTTTCAATTTCTCAAGCTTGCGGCCATGAGCCGCCCACATCTTTTCTTGGCTAATTAAGCCTTCGTCAATCATTAGGTCAATCATACATTGAAGGTCTCCCAATTCTTCTTCAAGGTGCTCACGATTGCTTCTGCCATTATGAACACCATCGATACCGAATCGGAAGACTTTTGAAATTGCTTGTGTTACTTCAGCACATTCTTCCTGAGCAATCAACAGAATTTCTCTTTGGTTATTTTGCATTTTTAAGAATTAGGTTAATATGAGCTTCGATAAGTTTGGTTCGAACCATATCATTAATATTTAAAAAAGGCCATTCCAACTCGAATGGACAATTATTGGTCCATCGGCTATTTTCCAAGAAGAATTTATATTCCGCCACATCTTCTCTATTAGTCGCATCAAAGAACCTTCGGTTCCATGTGCGATGTGATAGTTGGAACCTTCGGTCAGTTTGAAACTGTGGCGCAAACTTTGTATTAATCATTTTTACTCCACAATTTCAGTAACAACGATTCCTTCGTTTTTAATTTCCGTAGCAACATTAGAAGGAACAGCCATTTCAACCTTAGCAGGTTTCACTTTGACTTTCTTTGCAGGCTTAGCATTGAGGTCAGCCAATTTTGAAACAGAAGGTTTCTTCTCAACAGCACCTGGCACAAAACCAGATTTTGTAGCGCCTGTGCGAGCCAAATATTTCTTAATCTCATCAACGTTTACAATTTGATAAGCGGTCACTTTACGACCATCTTTAACTGGACGTACAACACCATTAGCGTGTACTTTAATGTGCCACATGTAAGTGGACAAACGGTACATATAGATTTCTTTGCCAAGAGTAGCATCAATTTCTTCTACTGTAACTGGTTTGCCAGAGACCATGATAGTCAACAGTTTTTCGAACGGTTTTAGTTTACTAGATTTTCCACGAGCCATAATATATTTCCTTTTTTAGTTTGTGAGGGTACAGTATAACACACTAAGGCACTATTGTCAAGAGCCTTTCGCATGTTTGCCTTATTAATCCACAATTTCATCTTCATAACAGAAAGAGTGGAATTCATCCCAAGTGCCGCTAAAAATCACTTCGGTGGGATTCTTTAAAACCACTTTATCTTCATAAACGTGGTATTCATATTCTTGCCAACAATCGGTAGAATCAATAGAATGAATGTAGAAACCTCCAACACTATTCTTAAAATTAGCAATCATTTGAGCTGCCAAGCAACCCATGCCATTGAATTGTACGGATTGTTTCTCAGAATATCCATTTACCAATTTACCAGAGGTTAGAAATTCAGCCAATTCACGGCCATGGCCAGTAGGATATCCATCGAACTGGCGGTACATGTTTATAATAGGCATCTCGCCTTCATACACAAAAGTTAAACTACGTGTTCCCATTTTAATTTCCTTTAATAACTATAAGCTGAAAAATGTGTAGCATCTTGTTTGATGCAGGTTGATTGTCTGGTCATCGGCGAGCGATAACGTGCTGATGGCGTATTAGCTCGAGGACCACGGTATCTAATCTTAAAATACTTTCCTTGCTTTGCCATTTCACTTCGAAAAGAATCCAAAAATTCAATTGGTATTCTATAGTAAATTGAGGTTAAGCCTCTTGTTTTAAAACTGTCAAACATCATAATATAGTCACTATTTGAATTTGCAAATCTTTACGTGAAACAACTTTTAAAGTCACTCCATATTTTTTGCAAGTGCGTTTTGGTAAATCCGTTCCGTAAGGAACAACAAAATTGGTGCCGATTGGCGCTTTTAGAAAAACAGCGGTGCTACGACCAACACGATTAAGAACAGAATTTTTAAATGTTCTTTTCATATTAAGCAGCCTTCATCATAAAAGTTGGATACTTCACAAAACCAGTGGTATCTTTTTTAGCCTTGCCTTTAGCATACAAGCCAACGATAACACCTTTTGGATCCAAGAAACGCAAATCAGATTCATCACCGTTAAACACAGGAATGCCGTTGTAGGTTTCTGGCATCGGCAAGGTTTTCTTAATACCGAATACTGTAGCAACATTATAGCCTTGCTGAATAGCTGCATAAACGTCAGCATCATTACCATCAGCGGCCGAGAATGTCAACGAATAATTAGGAACCATTTTGACTTTACGACCAAGGATTTTGGTGTAATCATAAAATGTCACTTCAGGAAAAGCGTAGAAAATATTAGAATAGGTTTGGCCGTTGCGGTTGACCTCATACTTTTCAAAAGCAAGGTCGGAAGTGCCGTTCAAACGAAAAACAGGAATTAAGCCAAGGCGTTTGCTTTGTTTAATACCCAATTCAACATCTTTAACCAACAAATTCATAAATGTAATACGGTCTTCGAAAAACATTTTGGTTTTACGAATTCGAGCTTGTTGAATGACGTTTGTGGTTTCGCCTTTTTTGAACATACCGCCACGACCAGCGAGGTTCAAACAAGCAGCGGTGCAACCAAAGGTGCGTTTAGCGCAGGTTTCATAACCTGACAAATTAGCAGGAGCCAAGTGTAAGATATAAGTATTATATCCTTGCGCTTGACCTTTTAATACTTTTGGATTACCTGTGGACAACAACTTCATAATTAACTCGCTTTCTCAACTTATGGATCCATTATAACAGAAGGACGGCAATTGTCAAGCCCCCTCCGAGACTAATGGCCATAGTGTTGCTTTTTTACAACAGCCTTAAAGGCGTGAAAATTTTGCATTTTTCAGATAATCTTCTTTTTTGGCCTTGTACATTTTACGGGCATTAACAGGTTGAGATTTCCAGATTTCCTGACATTGCTCTTTTGTATAATCCGTGGTAGTCTGACAATCCTCTAAAAACATGGATTCATCTTCACTTATAGGTTCTTGTTTGACAACTGCTTCTGGTGCTTTTGTTGGTTGTGTGGTACTACCTGAATTTGCCATCACAACAAAACAAAATAAACCTACAGCGCCAAAAAGAATGTAACGCCAAAACAAAACGAGAACGGTGCCAATCACAGAAATACCAATCCCGTAAAGCACCACCATTTCCAGGGTCTTTTGTGGAAATCCTAAAATATTTGGAACTTCTGCAATCATTTCACTTCCTTATTTTGAATTGTAAGCAGGTTCGCAAGTTACCAACACAGGCAACATTACAACACCGTGGTCGGTTTGCTGACGCACGTATTGAATATTTGGTTTCATACGAGCATTAACACATTCTTTGGCCGAGAAGATAACTTCCTGCCGTTGGATGTATTCTACATCCTTAAATCCTGCCACTTTTGGTGACGAACAAGCCGCCAACAAAAGTACAGGAACAACTAACAATAGTTTTTTCATAATAATTTTTCCTTTAAATTACCTACGCATATTTGCTTGGTCTTTTGCTTCTTCATCAGTAAAAATCGGCACAGCGTTTGATTTGTGCAAAGTGCCGATGCCTTTCATAGCAGTGCCTGTATAGACCTTACCATAAACTGGTTTTGTGGTGTTGCCGCCAGGTGTAACCAAACTTTTATATTGTTTGGTGTCACGACCAGATGGCACAACCAAAGGTGGAATGCTAGAGGTTTTAATCACTTTAGTCTTTACCATTCCACGAGAAAAATTTGTGGTTTGACTTTTAACAGAGTCAAGCCACGCTTCATATTCAGCAATTTCCTTTTTGGTCTTGCTGAATTTTTTAGATTTTTGGTATGTGTAAATTATTGACATACGTATGGTTTGTCCCATTTACCAACATGAATGTGGTAGTAATATGCGGTATTGAAATAATCTGTTTGTGCATCGGAGTGGTCATAATAATCAGCCGAAAGCAATGCCTGTTTGATTTCTTTTAAAGCTTTCAAGGCTACGCCATCATAATGGTCACTAAGCCAATAAGGATTGACCTGAACATAATCACCACCAAAATCAATTGGTCCAGATTTAAGGTTCAAGATAATGCTTGAGTGGTTGTTAACCCGCAAAGAACCTTTGAGGTTGTATTTCTTTAAAACAGGTTTCAAAGCCAAAGCAATAACTGCTTTCTTTTGTTGATTCATATAAGCCATAATATATCCTTAAATTGTTAATTCTTTAGAACCGTGGGTAATTTTACCCTCATAATCTAATTGTGCTTGTTCAAACCATGTAAGATGGTCATCAGCCACAACTTCCCAATCGATAATTTCTGAGCGATAATAATCATTATCTTCCTCAATTTGGCTACGGAGAGCCATAACGACAGCCGTAGTATTATTGAAATCGGTAAAATTCTTTACCACGTAATCGCTACCACCCTTGGCTTTCCAATATTGTGGGCACTCGCCAACTCCGTCCCAATCGTGGGCGCCGTAGTTTTCGTGGGTTTGGGTGGAAATAAGCAATTTCATTTTTTATCCTTACATTGACCAATAAGATTCTGAAGCAGGTGAGCAATAATACGGTGTATCGTATTTTTCTTTAAATTCTTTTCCACTCATCATGTTTGTTTTTGTAATCCAAGTTTCGAAAATTTTAACTTCAAAACCAAGTTCATTCCATTGTTTTGCAACCGAATTAATATAATCTTTGGTCACAGGTGCAAAATCACGTTTTTCAACCAAACGAACACCTTCTTTTGTACGGCGGTCGGTTTTGAAAATTTCGAGAGTGTATTCTTTTAAGCTAGACATTTTTAATCCTTAAGCACGTTTGAAACCAAGGTCATAATTCATCATCAACATTTTAGCAATATTGATATATTGGCGAGCAGCATTTTTATTGTCATGCTCTAACATTTCTTGAGCATCCGACAAATAAGAAGCAATCACCATGCCAGGGCCAGAAAATTTGAATGTCATGGAAGATTCCACAGACTCAATAATTTTCGCTTCTGGTGAACCATAAGCCTGCAATTCCCAATTCAATCTATCTTTCATTTTTAACTCGCTTTCTCAATCTATGGATCCATTGTAACCGATAAGTGCCGAATTGTCAAGCGCTTGGCTGTTGTATTTTAGCAACAACCGCATCAATATGCTTACACTTGCCACGGAACTGAAAACCAGTACAGGTGCATGAAAAAGTATTACTTTTCTCTTTTAGAGTAACAAAGTACTCTTTTTCTTTGGAATTGATTTTAAACGTACGGACGCTTGCTTCTGCTATTCTTTTAGGAATAAGAGTATTGAGGCCAACGTGATAATCACGGACAAAGGTGCGATACCGTTTGCTGATTTTTATTTGCGTTTTGGAAATGACGATTTCATCGGAACCGAATTTTGCGTAAGCAACCAGTTTATCGCCATCGAGCAGGTACGTATGATTTGGCACGGCAGAGTCCGTGTTCCATACTGTAGTTTCTTTGAGAATTTCTAACATGGTGCCATCCTAACATGGTGACACCGAATTGTCAAGGCATAAATGGAGAGTGTTGTTTTTCTGCAACACTCTCCGCCAAGTTAGTGGTTACTAACCTTTGAGCAAGGTTTGCGTGGGAATTGTATCTTCACGCATGTCCTCTTCCATTTCAGACATTTTTAATTTTAAGAGCTTGTTCTCAAGCTCAAGATTTTGATTTTTGGATTCAGCTATCTCTTTTTCGAGACTAGCAATTTCAATTTTCAATTTGTCTCTAAACGACATAATCTTTTTCCTGTCTCATTAGTCGATAAACAGATTTATCTTTTTTCTTTGGTTTATTTTTTAAGTTCACAAGATTGTAATCATCATCTTGCCGAAACTTAGTCTTCTGAGGTTTCAAAACCTTCTTACCACCAGCTTGCATTTTAGTTCTCACTACACCTTATAGGATATGGTCAGCTACACCTAGTTTTACTACTTCTTCTATCGACAACCAAACATCACTAGGCGGAAGAAGTTTGGTCTTAATAACTCTAGGAGATAAACCTGTACATTCTTTTAACAGGTCGACCATGCGAGAGTTAATATTCTCACTTTCACGCATCATAGCTTTAATGTCGTGGAACTTTCCTTCAACATCTTCGCTAAATTGGTGACAAAGAATACTTGCATTTTTTGCAATGTACCGGTGGCCATTCGTGCCTGCGGCAAAAATCATAAAGGCTGCACTCATAACATTACCAATGCCTATTGTTCGAACAGGATAATTTGATGTACGCATAACGTCAATCAAAGCGAAAGCATCAGTTAAACTTCCGCCCATCGAATTGATATAAAGCGTCAAAACTTTATCTTTTGTCGTATCTAGGTTTTCATAAAGTATCCAACGAATAGCAGCGTCCATAGTCATTTCATCGACCACGCCCGTAATCATATGCACATGATTCTTCAATAGACCTAGGTCTATAATGTCCGTAGCGCTCAACGCTAAATCTTCATTAATTTTTGCCATCTTTTATTCTCATTCAATTATAGAAATGCCAGGTCCAATATCGACCAATTTGTTTTTTGTCCAAGGATAACCATCAGGATATTTCTCCTTCATCATGGCGTTTCCTTTTTCAAAGAATTCTTTTGTAACAGATTTTGGATTTCCATCCAAGCGATAATTCATCGTGTATGAGTTGGTACATTCATACTTAGTAAAATTTTGTTTTAGAGCGCCAAAGAACTGCCTATCGGCGCCCCATTGGCCGTACCAAGCATGGCCAATGCGAACAGCAATATCACGCCGTATTCCAAAACTTGATGTATCAATGTGGAATACTTCATTACTAAAATATACAGGCCATTTCCCAAGAGATTCGCAATTGTCTTCACAGATTAGGTTTCCTTCATTATCATAAATTTTTCGGAGTGAATAAACCCAATCGTTTCCTTTTTGGATCTTTTCCACTATCTTTTCAACGTGACATGGCTCATACCAGTTGTCTTCATCTAGGTAACAGATTATATCTGCATTAACAAGAAAACTACAGGCAGCATACACACGATGGCCATACCAACCTTTGCCAACATTTTCCTCTAAAGCAATTCTACGCACTTTAGTAGCGCCTTCTAGTTGAGGTTGTATCTTACTTAGATGTTCTGCGCCATCGGCAAAAACATAGTGTGTTATATCTTTATAGGTTTGAGCATCTACACTAGCAATTGCTCTTGCCAAATGTTCCGAACCAATCGTTGGCGTGACTACTGCAACTTTCATACAAGTCCTGGAAATGCTTCATTAACAAGGTTGGGTGTAAGGTACTTAATACCCAAATCACGCTTAAGTAGTTTAACCAATAATGATGCTTCAGATTCGTGTAACGATTCTAACAATGATGTAAGCAAGTTTTCTTGTCGTTTGCCGTTTAAGCCTTCAGGTCGTGCTGGATGATTCTTAATGAATCGGTACAGTTTTGACATTTCAGAATCAAGGTAAGCAAAATTCATTCCAGCAGGTTCAATAGCTGGCCGATATTTTGGAATAGTTACATCAAACTCAATGCCTGGAAGAAAGGCCGCTTGAAGGAAAGAACGAAAGCGTGGATGGTCATACTTGCGTAGGACACTAACACGTTCCGCTTTGTTGGTGCATTTATCAAATTCTTCAAAGATTTCAGAATATAGTTTTTCGGAGCTCATAGTTTTCTCATTTAAAATTCATGTGCCACTTCGATTAGATTCTTCAATCGATTGGCAATCATATAGTTCATAAACTCTTGTTTGGTTTTACCCTTAGAGTTTTCAAATGTATTTAGGATGTTTTCGGAAACATTGGCCGGAATTTTGGTCAGGTCAATCATCAATTCATTACGTGAATAATTACGTAACATATCTTCATTGCAGAAATCTTTAGGGTCTTGGTTCATCCAAACAATAATCTTAGCTTCAGTAATTGGTTTTTGGCGGATGCCATCAACAATCGTACTGTCAGCAGAAAGAATATTTGGAATGCCGTCACTTTTATCACCACGAATAATCAATTGTTTCAGTTGCGCCAAAGGGAAAGGTTCTTTAATATACTTCTTTAGGATAGGAGAATATTGTTCAACATTAGAATAGCGTTGTAGTTGAGCAAAGTCTTTATCACTAGAAAGAATCATAATCTTTTGTGTGGCGGAAAATTTCTGTACCAAAACACCAATAATATCATCAGCTTCAGCGCCATCAACATCAATCACCTTATATGGTGAATGTTCTTTCATCTCGGTACGAATCTTATTCAAAGAATCGAAAATAGAAGACCAATCGTGTCCTGAAGAATCACGAGCTTTCTTGCGGCCTGCTTTGTAGTGTGGGAAATAACCTTTGCGCCAGTAGTTTCGATTGTCACAAGCGATAACAATCTCGGGTCCGTGGGACTCTTTAAACTTCTTAACGTAGGTGCGGATGGTATTCAGAATCATGTGGCGAACCAGATTTTCATCGACCGAGGTCTTTGAAGAACCGATTTGTTCCATCAGATTTGAAATAGCGATTTGTTGGTAGTCAAAAATTATCATAGTGTAGCCATTATAACATGGTTTTCAAAGTAAAGAGGCAATCATTCGGTATCACGTTTGTGAATGGCAAATATCAATTGGGTAACAAATTCATGGTCCAATTCGGTAGAGTTGTTATCTTCAAATGGGATAACATCCACATCATCGTTTTCCTCATCATACCAAACATAGATGCAAACCTCTTCTTTTGGCCGATGAATCAAAGCCCAAGGTGTTAGTTCATGTGGTGGAAATTCTTTAGTAAGAGAATTTTTGTGGATGAACACAGCAAACGATTTCATGTTCCGGTTGCCGCCTTCGGTGTATTGATATTCATCAACACCATTATCAACTTCTAAATCACCAAAACCATCAAAGATAATTTTCACGCCAGCAGGCGTATCACCAGAATTGTTGCCAGGATAAAGGTCATCATCTTCATCCATTGTACAAATAAACTCTCGCACCCATTCTTCTACAATCTCAGAATATTCCCGTTCATCGTTTAAATAAAATGTCATTTCATCACCCTCAATAAAATAGTATCGGCATTTAGACGCCCGTTTAACACACCTTCGACTGCACGGATGCCATCAAGGTAATTTCTTAGCGTAACCTTTCCTGCTTGTAATACTTCAGGTAGAGATACTTCAGGTTTACGCAATTTCTTCTGAATAGATTTTGTTTCACTAAAATTAGTTAGTGACGTTCCTTTAACTTGGAATCCGCCAGCGTCTTCAGCATGGTAAACTCCTAGTTTCCGTGTTTTTGTATTATATACCCATAACTGAGTGGCGCCGATAATTTGTTTAGTGTCTACCGATTTGAGATTCAACTCTTTGAATTCAACACACACTTTTACCTTCGAAACCAACTGGTCTGGAGACTTCTCCTTGCGCTTGCGTGGTTTGCGTGTGACTGCACCATCACTTGTGACCTTTTGACAATCCAAGATGACCTGGTCACAAAAGGATATAATCTTTTTTAGATTAGGTTTGGTAAAGTTTGAATAACCCTCTTTCAGGTCTTTGTCGGTAGTGTTAGTCAGTACCTCATCAAATTGATTACGGCGTTGTTTCGCCCATTCAACAATAAAACGTGTATGAGCACCTTTAATTGCCATTGTGTGCATCAATCCATAAGGCGATGGCGTATCCTTAAAGTTAGAAATAACCATATCGTCAATCTGTCCTTCCAGTTCACCAATACATTCCGAAGACTTTTCAGCAATTCGGTCTTGAATAGTTACAACTGGCTTTGTCGGAGCAGTATCAACAACAACTGGTTTCTTTTTCTTAGATTTGATTTTAACCTGCTCAACTTCAGCGTCTAGCCAAGCTTGGTCTTTTGTAG